CTGTTTGAATTTTTGTCGGCTTATTATCCGAATAAAGATCTGTTAGATGTCCGGCAAGATAAGTAATGAATTTTGTCTTTTCTCGAATCCACAATATTTGATTAGGGTTTTCTACCTCTTGATATTGAAATATCTGTAACAATTTATCAATTAGAGTTTGAATACCAATCTTTCTTGCTTCAATAATCCTCTCATTCAATTCGTTGTTTTTCTTTAAGATGGAGTATAATTTCATCAAGCTGATCTGTGAAGGGTTTAGAGTCTTGTCCTTTATTATTTCTGTAAGGGTTTTTCCTTCTATAAGATTGCTTATGATAGTATCTTGATTTTTCAGTAGTTCCAATTCTTGACTTGACTTTTTCAAAATAGTATTTGCTGACTTCTGATCTTGATTTGTTTCTGAATTGATAGAGTGCTTGGAGTTGGTTAATTCTTGTGTCATCTGTGTAGTTCTTTTTGTTAAATCCTAATATATTATTGTAGCCATGAAATCTACAGAAAAACATCCCATTCGCAAGTGGAAAACCTTTGGCTTGGCAAGGTCTTTTAGTCCTTCTTGTAAGACTTTGACAAAAAACTTTTCGTTGTGGAAATCCTGCCATATTTATCCTTATTTTTAGCTACCTTACTTTTATAGAAATAATTAGTTTTTTTGCGGACATCATCCACCGCCTTTAATACAATATCTTTTGGGACATAAGTTTTATTCTTATCCTTTTGTACCTCTAGAGCCTTTTTACAAAAATAGGGGTTGTCTTTATCAATGATTGCTTGTCTAAGTTGTTCAGGGGGGTATTTATTCGCTAATCCTTCTATAATACGTTCTTTATCGCTACCACTACCTGAAAGACCTTTTATAAAAAGGTTAATGCTAGTATTTATGTTAGTTCTATATGATAGTTCTTCTAATAGTGGTCTAACAGAAACACCCATGTTTCCCTCTGAAACATCTATGTTTCTCTGTGAAACCTCTGGTCTATAACCCACAATATACTTGGGGTTTATAGTATACAATAAAGTTGATTTTAATCTCCTTTTCTTTATAATACCTGCCTTCTCTAAACAAAGTGTAGCTCTGTAAATGGTGGTCCTAGATAGACCTGACATATCAGCAATGGTGGCTTTGCGAGGATAGCAAGTTAGGGTTTTAGAGTTAGCGAATTTTAGTAAACATATAAATACCAGATAGGCGTGGGATCTGTGGTTTTCCGGAATTGATCTAAACTGTGGGTCATCAAATAGAGCAAACTTTACCCTAATATGAGGATCATACTTGTGTTGCATATTTACAACACCTCCTGTGTTCTTCTTGCAACGAATATAAATATTCCAACCATTCCTCCTGATTAACTTCATGGATTTCGGTCATAGGCTCACTCACACGTTTAATTCTGAACTTCATGGTGTCATTGTCCAATGGAGTATAGAATATCAAAAAGGCAGGTATCTTTAAGCGATCTCCGACCATTTTTGTAAGGGTTGTAGCTTTGAATTGCTGATTTTTATCAAAACAAGTTTCCTTTACAGCTAAAGGCTCATAACACTTGGGACACACCTCACAAAAATCCAAATCTATTCCTGCTAGACCTTCAAATTGCCTGTGCCAATCATTGTAATCACCATTAGACTTATAGTAAGTCCACCTAGCCATTATTTTTTCCCCAAAGATTTTAATTCGTTTTGATGAACTAAATTATCATATTGATGATCTTCTTTAGCTCTTGCTAAATCTGCTTTTAATTCTTCTACTTCTTTTTGTAATGCTTTCATCTCTGGAGAGTTTTGACCAATCCCTTTTATGATTGTATTCTCTCCTTCAGCCTCTTCAGCTCTCTTTTTTAATTTTCTATTTTCTTTTTTTTGTTTTTTTAATTCCTTTATACAACCCACTTCCTCAAGCATACCAGTATAAGTCATTTTAACACCTTCCAAATAAGCAATCTTGTAAAATATCCCATAAGCTAGGGTTTTGTTTAAAAATTCTAGTATAACCATCACCAACTTCTTGTGCAATAGGCTCTTCACCTCTTTGATTAACATCTATTTCTGCACTAGCAATTATTATATGAAATAATTCATGTATTATTGTATTAAATAATTTTTCTCCTTTTATATTTTGATCTAAATATAAAATATATTTATTTGGATCATATTCTCCATAAGAATTTTCTAAATGTTTATAAGATACTTTAATTTTTCTTTTTCCATATTTAATAAATTTTAAATCAGGGTTAATAAAACTCATTTCTAAATTTGTTCTCTTTGCCAGTATTCTTTATAAAAATCATTGGGTTGAACTTGCTGCTTTGTACCATCAAAAATCTTCTTCATTACTTTTGGATGAGGTATTCGTTCTCCTTTTGCGTACCTTTGAATATTGGTAGCAGGATTAATATTTATAATACCAAATTTTTGTGCAGTTTGAGAATAACTATATTTATTTTTAGTTATCCATTCCCTTAATTTCATATTTTTCTCCTATTGTTGCAGAAGAATACCTATTACCATAGCGGTTATTTAAAGCAACAAAATAATCAAATAATAGTAGACAATATGGTGTAATAATATATAAAGAACAAAACAACAAAAAGGAAATAAATGAAAAAACAATTAGAAGAAATACTTCAATCCCTATCAGGTGGAGAGGGTTTGAAACATTTTTCTTTCTCTCAGTTATCAAGAAATAAATCTATTGCTATGCACATTGTAGATTATTGGTCTCGTACTGAAAAACAAAGACGATCCGATAAGAAAAGATATAAATTAGGTTATGGAAGTTTATCCGGTAATGTGGCTCAAAAAGTAATAGGTAAATATATATTTCATGGTGCTGAGAGGAAGGAAATTAAAGATAAAGATTATGATAGTGTATTTAACCATGAATATAAAATTTATACTAAAGAAAGTTTTGATGACAGAGATAAACAAATCAAAGAACAAATTAAAGATAAATTACATGGCACTACTCAAAATATTTTAAAAGCTGTAAAAAATATTTTTGGTGAGGATGAATTAAAGTGTGAAAGATATGTAAATATGTTGCCTGAAGATTTAGCTTTAGGAATTACTGGCAGACTAGATTTTGAAAATGATTTGTGCTTTGCTGAATGTAAAACTAAACCACCTACCGCAAAAGATTATAGAGGGGACATAAAATTTTACACACAAAAATTACCATCACAACCTGATCCGGTTAATATAACTCAAGTAGCTTTTTATAAAATTGCAAGTGGTAAAACTCCATTCTTATTTTATGCGAATGAAAATGATTTTATTATTTTTGACGATACACATCCTGCTTTATTTGATGATCACTTAGAATATTGTTATCAAGAAATGTTAAAAAAGGCAAAAACAATTCAGAAATTACTTGTACTAAGTAATGGCGATCCCAAAATCGCAGCTCAATATGTGGAAAAACCTGATCTTAATCATTGGATGATGAAAGATTTAAGTACAGATCAATTAAAAACAATCAAACAACTATGGGGATAATATGGACATTAAAGAAAAAATAAAAAAAATAATAGAAAAATGTAAAAAGGAAGGAACTTACATAAATGAGCATGGGAAAACTACTGTAACTGCTACAAGTAAACTTAAATTTTTTACAGAAGAATTTGCTGGAGAGTTAGGCATTAACACAGATATTATGACTTATGATGATTGCTATATTGGTAAAGCAAGAATTGTAAATCCTGAAGGTACATTGGATACCGGTCATGCAAAAGTATTTAGGAACAATAAACCTAAAGCAATGGAACTAGCAGAATCCTTTGCTATATCAAGAGCTTTATCTATCTTTGGAATTATGGATGAGAGCATCACTTCAAAAGAAGAATTAGATGATCTTAACATACCATTAACAAAGGTAGTAAAAAGTGCTGAAGTAATTAACTATCCCAAAAAAAGGGTAACTTCAGTAAAATCAATCATTAAAAACATTGATGCAGCTATGCACCTTTCAAGATTAAAATATCTTAAAGAGGTAGAGTTTAAAAATGAATTTAATGATGCAATCAAAAATCATCCTAGAACATATAAAGATTTAATGAATCATTATGAAACTAGGAAGATTAAACTACAAACAGGAGAAAAACAAAATGGATAAGATATATATAAAACTTACTCCCAATAACAAAAAGTCAGCTCCCAATCATCCAAGCTATGTAGCACCCATTAATCCAAAATCCCCTGAGGGGAAAGAATGGAGAATAGGTGTAAAAATAGGGGATAATTGGTATAATCAAGCTGCCTTTGATGAGGTCGCAGAGAATGGAGATCCAACTGGAAACATTACTGTGCAACTAACACCAAACGAAAGCTCAAAAAGTAGCGGTACAGGAGGTGGTTCAGCACCAGCTTTTACACCTGCACCAAAACCTTTTGCAAAACAGCAATCGTATGGTAATAATAATAGGAAGTATTAATACTTTGTATTAATATTTAACTTTGAGGTGGGGTTTTTTAGCCAATCCTTTCTGGCTTTTTTCTTTTAGTTGTTTTCCCCACCTCATTGCAAAAACAATATGAACACAATAGATATTAACGAAAAAATATTAAATAAAATTGTAGAAGATCGTCATAAAGATTATGGTGATTATCAAGAAAACTTTAGATTATTAGCTGTCATGTTTAATGTTATTTTACATGATATTTTAGAAGATGATATGCAACCCTATCAAGTTGCTCAACTTATGATGGCTCTTAAACTATATAGAACAACTAAAAAATATAAAGCAGATAGCTATGATGACCTTGAAATATACTCAAAAATGGCTAAAGAACTGCATAAAAAAGCACTAGACAAAAAGGATAAAAATGTTTAAATATATCAGGCGTAAATTTGGCGAGGCTAGTTTTGTTCATACTGATAGCTTTGATGACGCTAAGAAGGCTGCAGATCCACAAGCCATAGGGGAATTTGTAGAAGTAAAAGTCAATGATATTAAAATTGACTTTATAAAAGTGAAAAAGGAGAAGGATGACCGAGTTAAAGACTCGTCTGCAAAGGTACAGGGATCTCCAAGAGAAGAAACACAGAAAGTTTCTGGAGACAAAGGTACTAGCTGAAAAATATCATCAAGACAGTATTAGATTGATGAGCAAGGTAGTGCAGACACAAGAAAGATTGATGGCAGGATAGTCATTAAACTTATAATTGAAAAAAACAACAACAAACCCTAGGGAATCTATGACCAAAAATTT